GCTCAAGCCGCAATCGGCGCTGAATAATGGCTATCTTATCGCCCTCAGCTTGTAACTCCGCTTGATTAGCGCGCTCTGTAATCTGCGAGATGCGCCCTAGAGCGCGTTCTGCGTCCCGTGCGCGTCTTTGGTCATTACGCTCACGGTCACGCGATGTGCGCTCATCCTGTTCGCGTCTAAAGCTGGCTATTTCAGTCTCAGCTTGTTTTTCAACAGCAATACGGGCTTGTGCGGCTTGTTCATTGATTTCATCTACATTCGCGCCATCTCTCTGAGAGGCTGCACTTGAAACCTCATTGATTTCATCAAGTCGGGCCTGCTTACGTGCATTGATTGTGGCAACCTCATCACCGCCCGTACGGACCGTGGCAAGCGACGCGGTTTCTGTGATACGCTGCAAGCGGCTAATTGCCGTTTCAAACTCTTTGGCGCTTTCTGTTGCCTGCCCAAAAGCTTTACGGGAGTCGGTTTCGAGGGTGACAAACTCATTGATTAACTTAGAAACGTCTCCCGTAGATGTTTCTAAAATATCTCGCGCACGGCCCGCTGCATCGGCAACCTGTTCAATACTTGCGTCTCTTGAGCCGATTAACGTCAATATGCTCTCAAACTCACGAGCCTGCGCTACCGATAAACCTAATTCATCCCCTAGGCTTCTGACTGCGTTGATTTGTCTTAAGTCCACACTAAAGTTACCAATAGGCGCAGGGCCTAAATCCTCGCCCGCCGCTTGCCTAATCAATTTAATCTGCTCTTGCTGAGCCAGTGAGTTGGCTAAGGCTTCCCGCGCCTGCTTCGCCTGCTCTTCACGCAATCGTCGGGTGGCCTCAAGTAAGGATAAAACAGCCTCTTCTGAGCCGCCATACTGCGATAGGACTTCCTCTTGCGGACGGCTTAGATTACGGTTTGCCTGAGCAAGCCCATCAAGGGCGCTGCTTAAATCATCAACCGCGTCCTCAAGCGGGACAATCTCTTCTGGCGCATCCCGAAACAAGAAAATAAGCCCGCCAACAACCGCTGCTGCCGCTGTTGCAGCTAATATCATTGGGTTGATTGACTTAAGGATAGACACAAAGCCCGACACCATACCTTTGGCAAGGGCGGTCGTATCTTTAAACGCTTGGGCCACGCCGCCCAGCCCGCCGTAAACTTGTGATAGTTGCGAGCCCAGCTGAATGGCCACAAGCGCGGGGCGCTGACCAGACGCCAAAGAGACGCCAATATCATTGAGCTGGAATATGAGCTGCTGGGTTCTGAACGATGTCTGCCGTTGCGTTTTGCCTTGCTCGGCGATAGCCGCTGTATGCAGCTTTGCCGCCTGAGTCGCGCGGGCCTTCACATCAGCTAAGACCTTAAGGCCATCGGAGGCGCGGCGTTGTTGTGCTGTAAGCTGGCCTAATTCGGCCTCTAGCGCGTTTTGAGCGGCCTTCGCGGCATTGGACGCATTGGCAAGCTCTTGCGTGCTCTTGGCTGACCCTGTAGCCGCTTTGGCCTCTTCGATGAGCGCAAGGGTCGCCTGACTGATTGCCACACGCTCTTGCTGCTTCGAGCGAACGTTCTGAACGCTTGCGCCCCGCGCCCGCGTGAATGCCGCCTGATTAGCTGACACCCGATCCGTAAGCTCGCGGATAGCGCTCTCAAGGCTAGTAACAGCCGCTTCGGTATTCTTGCCCGTCGCTGAAAACGTATCAAGGCTAGCCTCGCCTTTTTCGAGCTGTGATGTATCGACCGAGAGGCCAAGTTCTGCAATATCCATTACTTATTGGCCTCCCTTTCTTTTTGGACTTTGATAAACGCCTTCATGTAAGCCCCATCCATCATGCGGATAAGGCGAATATGATGCGGCTCAACGGGCGCATCCATAAGGGCGCGCCACGCGTTAATTTCAGTGAATGATAAAGACTGCGGAATGCCGTCTGAATATTGGCGCGCTCCATGAAGGTCAAAAAACCACGACCAATAAAACCCGTCTGTATTTAAGAGAACAGGCTTCTTTTCAGGCGTTCCTGTAGACTTTCTAATCTCATTCCACGTCTGCCCTTTAAAGACAGATGTGTTATAGTAAAAATACGTCTCTACGGCTTGGCAGAGACGCTTTCCCACTTTGGGTGGAATGCCGCCTCATTCTTGATGTGACGGTCAATCTCAGCCCTGAACCAATCAAGCTCGCCGCAAACCATAGTGACAAACTCAAGCGTCAATTCAGGGTCTTTACCTTTGAACGTTGCACCATCTGGCCATTCCCAGCTTTCAATCGTGATAAAGCGCCGTTCGGACGTTTGCCGCTCTAATAGGGCGGTGAAGTCCTCTTGGCTTGGATTGCTATCTCCAAAGCTGATATGCTCTTTAGCGGCCTTCTTTTCAAAGTCCTTGATCGTAGGGTCGCTCTTATGGCGAAGCGTAACCGTGATACCCGTATCAGCCCCGTCAATATAACGGAGGCTGACAGTTTGAGGTGTGGCCTTAGTGAGTGCAAAATCCATTGATTAAGACCTTATACGACTTCCGGGTCAACAACGAGCGGAAGCTGTGACAATCCCCACGTAACTTGCGTTAGGATAAAGTCGTCACCGCCGCCGCCAATAATGCGTGGACGTGTTACAACGCCGCGTGTGTAGGCATTTGACCGCGTAAACCCAACTCGCTCATCGCCGTACTCGACACGAAGGCCCCAGCAATCCTCTGTTTGAGCCGCCTCGACAAGTTTAATCTGCCCCGGGTCAGTCACATCACGCTTATATGGGAACTCAGGGTCGCCCGCGTCGGAGTTACCCTTGGCTTTTTGCGCAACACCCTCCAAGCAATCAATGCTGATAATGTTCTCAGTTGGCCCAATATCAGGGACGGTTGTTGTCCCGCCAACAAGAATCCAAGTTAGCGCCTCATACGCGGCTTGGTCTAAATCGTCATTAACGGGCATATCGCTAATGTATAGTCTGCCATTCTTATGGCTGTTAATACCTGACATAATTGTCTCCTATTTAATAAAAACTACGGTATTTGATTGTGACAGGCAGAATGGCCTCATCCGTTTCGTAAAGGATGGGTCTGATATTCGTTTGCTTGTCGATTTTAATTTTAAGCGGCGGGTCAACATCCTCATCAAAGAAAATTAACCCTTGGTAGAAGTACTCCACTAAACACGACGCCAACTTCATGGCGGCGCGTATTCCCTTGTTGCGCTTGGCAACCACATTAACGAGTAATGTGCCTCTGAACTCTCGCGCGTCATCAAGACATGGGCCGAGAACATCTGCGGGGATTTGATTAACCCGCAAATAAATATCATCCTGTACCGATAGATGATTATTCGGGATTGCCACACGCAGTCCCTCTGGAAAATCTTCACGCGGTATAACGTCAAGGGATAGCCCTTCGACAAAATCTTGTAATTGCGCCAAAAGAAGGTCATAGACCCTCAATTCAATTAAGTCGCCATCCGCCATATATAATGCCCTCAAATGTCAATAAAACAGACGCACTTCAAAGGATGCGAGAAAGCCTTGATATTCTGGGCACAGAGGACGGCGAAGACATCGCAACCGATACGGCGCTAAAGGCCTGCAAAAAGACCCTCATGGCTATTATGCTTTCACTTGAGCTTACGACTCCACCTCACTCCGAACCTGAGTGATTGCCTCTTGGACAAATTCAGGCCACCGCTGCGCATTGGTCAAAACAAAAGCATCAGGTGCCTGGCCTCTCGCCCCATATTCTCTGGCGCGTGCATAATTGGCGGTAAATGTGCCGTAAATCGTTTGACCTAAATCAACCCCATTAATGACTAAAGATATTGCGCCTAAATCTGTACTAAACTCCCCATTTTCAGGGTCAGGATTAGCAACAGACAAATTAACAGGCGCATCTAATGAGGCTTGAAATGACGCCCTTAAGAACCCCGTATCAACCCGCATTCGCCCGCCCTGCTCAATAGGGCGTAAAACCTCAATAAATAACTCTTGCGTGGCCGTTTTCGCCACAGCTTCCATTCTAGCCTTTGACTTGCGCGCCCAAGCATCAATCTGAGCGCTAAATGTCTGCCCTTCCACTAGGTTAAACCCCTTGCGAAATTAATGCGATAATCAACACCGCATCGGCAGTTAATCACATCCTCGCCGCCTGCCCCTAATTCAACATCAAGAGGGAAGCGCAATGAATTACCCCGCGATGTGATATAGACGCCGTTAAATGGCAGCACATCGCCGTTAAGGTCTACATGCGTAAGTCTGACCCGTAAATCACCCGCTGACACCCACCGTTTCGTTATGGCGTCCGCATCGACCTCACCGCGCTCTATGGCCTGTCTATAAGCTTCATACTGCGAGGCGTTTAATGACCGTAGCGTTTCAGTCCTTGATATTGTCTCAGCCCTAAGGCGTAAAAGGCGGTCAGAATAACGACCTAATATACGGTCAATTTGGGCCTGCGTTAAAGGCCGGCCCTCATTTATTGCGCGAATAATCGTCGGGTCAAATCTTCTGTCTCTTTGCGCGCGGGTTAGATAGGCTCTTAACTGAGCTCTATCGCCGCTAGATAGCTGCCTGCGTGCATTCTCGACATATCCTGACTGTTGAGACGTAAGGCCCAATATACCGCCCTCACGGCGGTTAGATGTCTCTCTGTCAATACGCCCCGCAATATCAAGTGCTGTGCGGCGCGGATTATCGCCCCGCTCCAACCCTTCGGTTAATCGCTGCCTTACGGTTTGTCTTTGCGCCGCTGTAATCTGCGTAATGAGTTGAGACGACGCCGCCCGCAAAAAAGTCTCGGCGGCGAGGTTGCGGGCGCTAAACCTAAAGACCGTCTGCGTGCCATCTGCCCGCCTCAATCCATTTATGATTTGCCCTGTATCTCGGCCGCCATCAACATAAGCGGACCGAACCGCCTCGCTAATCCCTTCAAATACCGTCTCATCAAGATTGATAAGCTCTACGGCCCCATCAATATCCCCGCGCGCTATGGCGTCTGTGAGCCGTTCTATGGGTATGCTGTCGGATAGATCCCGAACAGCGTCAATAAATGCATCCCTGACACGCGGGTCATGTATCTCTAATAAATCAGCAATAATCTGCCGAGATGTGCGGCGCATTACCTTTCGACCTTGACCTTGTAATATGTATTCACAGGGTCAGTATCAACGAGGTCAATAACCTTAAATAAATGCTCATCATCCCCGATTGGGGCATATCGTATTCTATCTTGCGGCTTTGGGATAACTGGCAAGGTCTGCGTCAGTATCTTAATCAATCCCTCACGGGTATTTACTCCGCTATCATTTCTCTGGTCGCGCCGATTTGTGTCTATCTGTATTTTACACGGGTACTCTGTCTCAACGCAGTCCGACGCGTCCTGAAAGTCATTCTGACGTTTAAAATCAACGCTGATATAAACCGCATCCTGATAGATGCATTCCATCGCGCCCGTGAGTACGTCATGCACGCCTTGGAACAGGCTCACTTAACAGACACCTGCAATGCGAGGACCGGAAAAGAGCCTGTTTCTTAACTCAATAAATCTGCGTCCGTGATTGGTTGTGGCAAGCGGCCCCTCGCTCTCCAATGATTGCGAGCTAGACGCGCGGCGGCTTACAGAAAGTTCACCGCTGCGTATGGTCTCAAAGCCCGTAAGGCCTTGAGCTGCTAGTTTAGCCTCAACGCCAGACCCATGCCCGTTTAATGTGAGCGCGTGGCAAACATAGAGGCAATAGGCGAGAGTGAACGTCTTTTGTCCCTCATCCCCGCCGCCGACAATATCAGACCAGCACTCATCAATGACGCATGAAGCCTCATCAATGGCAAACTGAATAGCCATGCTATCAACACCTTTGAATATCGGGAACTTAACCGAAATATCAGCGGGCGTGGGAACCGTAAGCGTCATGATTACTCAGACGCACCTTGTGCGACTTCTGCGTTCTCAGATGTGATTTCGTCCGTTACAACAACAGGAGTGTCATCATCGGCCTCTGTGACTTCATC